AACTGAGACCGTTCGTACTAGAAGTTCTTCTGGTGGACTTGTTATCCCCGGTGGTCTTGGAGGCCCCGAACAACAACGAACCCGTAGTACTAAAAGTTTTCTGGGCATAGGCCTTGATCCTCTGGCGCAATCGTTCGTATTGGGATTGGAAAATGGTGCATTTGTTACCTCCATTGATCTGTACTTTGGGCCAGAAGCGGCAGATAATGATTTCCCGGTTACTGTTCAGATTCGTAATATGGAGAACGGTTTTCCCGGACCAGAAATTGCACCGTTTGGAACTATTACAAAGAATGCTTCCGAACTCGGAAATGGATCAACCGACGCATCAGTCGCGACTCGCTTTACATTTCCAGCTCCGGTATATCTTGAAGATAACACGGAGTATTGCTTTGTTGTTCTTACTGATTCTGAAGTCCTTACTGTATGGGCATCGGAGATGGGTCAGACCGATGTGATAACCGGCGAGAGAGTTGCCCGTCAACCGTTCCTCGGATCACTGTTTAAATCACAGAACAATCGCACATGGACACCGGCTCAGCTCGAGGATCTTAAGTTTGAGATTAATCGTGCATCGTTCGATACGAACGTTACCGGACAGGTCGTGTTTGAGAACTCTGTATCCGCCAATGATTCCGGCACAGAAGCAGATCCCTATGTTAAGGTTCTGCCTCTAGATCCGTTTGTCTTTACCAATGGATCCGATGTAATCAAAGTTTCGCATCCAAATCACTCGATGGTCGATGGAGATACCGTTCGGTTCAGTGCGACGAACTCGACCGACCTTGCGGGTATACCGGAGAGCGAGATCTTTGATACCGATCTTACGGTTACTACCGGACCTTCAGGAGAACCGATTAAACCGGACGAGTACTATGTTCAGGTAAGCACGAGCGCAAACGCCGATGCTCAGCTCGGTGGAGCAGCGGTGAATGCCACGCAGCACGTCGGATTTAGTTTCATTCATCCAGTACTTGAGACGCTCGCTCTACCCGGTACGTCCGCAGGTTTTGAGTTCAAAGGAACGGATAAGTTTACTAAATCTGCAGACTCATCATTTGTAAATATTACGATCGGTGAGGATAACTACCTTAAGGCTCCTAAGACGAGTGTAGAGAGTGGTGATGACACTGTGTTCATGAGAGCCACTCTTACGTCGGAGAACGATAATCTTTCACCGTATATCGATACGAAGAGAATATCACTTCTTGCAACGGAGAATCGAGTCAACAATCTTGAGGATACTAATTCGGTGGCAGAGACCGATGAAGCGGCTGCCCGATACTTTACAAAACCGGTCGAACTTGTAAATCCTGCGAACGAACTTCGAGTATTCTTTGACGGTAATCGACCATCGGGCACGAATATCGATGTCTACTATAAGGTAAGACCGACGGGGGGCGGAACACCGATCGAGCAACAGCCCTGGCAAGAGATGCCGCGAGTGGTCTACGGTGCGGTAACAGAATCTGACGATGTGTTCAACGAGTACTCTTATCTTGAGAATTTCGGTGGAGACTTTAACATCTTTGCGATTAAGATCGTTATGCGATCGACCAATGAGGCTCGTGTACCAAGAATTCGTGATCTGCGAGCGATCGCAATAAAGGACTAATCAATCATGGCTGCCGATCAACAACGTTATTTGAAAATTAAGAATCACAACGATTATAAAAGGGACACTCGGACTGGTGCGATCGTGTCTGATAATACTCATCAGTACGAGGCCTTCTTGGAGAAGAAACGGGAAAAACGATCTTTTGTTGAGCGTCTTGATAATGTAGAAAAAACACTTGATAAGATTCTTGAAAGGTTGGACAGTAAATGAAAGACACGATTCAAATCATTGGTCGACCAACGATTACGCTGTACGATCGGTACGGAAATGTAAAACAACATCTTGAAGAAGACAATCTTATTGTTGATGCTGGTAAGAACTTTATCATCAAGAAGGCATTCAATCAATTCGACGATCCTGCTCCAGAGATCGACACGATTGCAGCGGGCGACGGAACAACTCCACCTTCAGCTTCAGATACTTCTCTTGAAAGTCAACTCGGGGAAACGGTAGTTAGAAGCTATTCAGTAACGGATAATCAGGTTAACCTCTTTGCTACACTGAGTGAAAACGTATCAACAGGTACGATTAGTGAACTTGCGGTGATATCGAGTGATTACACACTCATCTCGAGAATCGTTGTGTCAACACCGTTTGAGAAAACTTCCACCGATTTTCTCAACATTAGTTGGTCGATCGAAGTCGGTTAATTTATAAATACTATCATGGCATCGTACGCAAACTTATTCGTTGATCAGGGTTCGGATTTTTCTACGAACCTTATTGTAGAGGACTCAAATCGAGACCCTCTTGATCTTACTAACCTGACTCTGTCGGGCCAGGTAAGAAGAACGCATCAATCAGAAACAGCTTTTGACTTTATTCTTGAAAAGGCTGATAGCACAGGCGGCGAGATCGTAATCAGACTCGACAACGAGACCACTGCAAGTATGAGGCGTGGAAGATATGTGTACGATATATTTGCAAGTGATTCAGTGATTGGAACTGATTTTAAGATTATAGAGGGCATACTAGAAATAGTACCACGCGTAACGAGAACTGGTTAAATGTCTGATAAGATACGAGCAAAGGTAGACCAGACGTCTGGTTCTTCACGTATACGCAGTAGAGTAAAACAGGAGGACGATCTGAATGTAAGATCGTCGTTGACTCTTACGAGAAGACTAGAACAATTCACAAACATTGATGATACTAATCTTGAGGCTGGATCGGTATTAGTCTATAAAGAACCAACCGAAAACTGGACGGCAACAAGAGACCTTAATCAACAGAATGTTGACGGTGGAGAATTCTAAAAGGTTTAACGGAGACCAATAATGGCAAGTGTCATTCGAATTAAAAGAAGTGGAACATCGGGTAATCCGACCACACTGGCAGCAGGTGAATTAGCTTATTCCGCGGCCGATGCGTCGTCGGTACAGGGAGGTGATCGGCTCTACATTGGGTTTGGCTCAGAGACCAACGGTAATGCTGCAAATCACTTTGTGGTCGGCGGTAAGTTCTTTACCGATATGCTCGACCACACCAAGGGAACACTTACAGCAGACTCTGCTCTGGTTGTCGATGCGAATAAGAAGATCAATGAGCTCTTTGTTGATAATCTGAAGCTCGATGGTAATACGATCTCATCAACCGATTCGGATGGTGATATTGTTCTTGACCCGAATGGTGCAGGACGGACCGTCGCAGGTAATCTGTTCATCGATGACGGTTCAACTGAGCGTTCGATTCAAGAGTTTGTTGAAGATATCACTGGTGGTCAGATTCAGGGTACCACAGATGTTATCTCCGTTACCTATGATGATAACGCCGGCACATCAACAATCGATCTTGTTGAGACCGGTGTTACTGCCGGATCGTATGGATCTGCCACAAAAATTCCGACGTTCACTGTTGATGCCGATGGTCGACTGAGTGCTGCCGGTGAACAGGATGTTGCAACAAATCTGTCGGTTACTGGTGACACAGGTTCGGCTACGGTCGACCTGTTGAATGATACGTTTAACTTTACTGGTGGTACATCGGTCACAACTACCGTATCAGAAGGAACAACCGATACGGTACAGATCGATGTTGACGATGCGAGCACCACGGTCAAAGGTATCGCGTCATTTGATACGAGCAACTTCACCGTTTCAGGTGGTGCCGTATCCGCTAAGGACGTTACAGTTGGTACTACCAACATTTCAGTCGGTGGCCAAGAAAAAGACATTACTGGTCTTAATAGCTTAGAGGTTGACGTTCTTCTTTTTGACGGAAATGAGATCAAAACGAACAACTCGAACGGTAACCTCTCGATCAATCCAAATGGTTCTGGTCACGTATCTCTTAATAATTCGCAGATTAAAGATCTTGCTGAACCAACAGATCCTCAGGACGCCGCCAATAAAGCATACGTTGATGCACGTGCTGCAGGTCTTGATCCGAAGGAATCGGTCCGGGTTGCGTCGACAGGTAATATTGATATTTCGACTGGTCTTGTTGACTCTACTGTTATTGACGGTGTTACTGTTTCGACCGGCGATCGTGTTCTTCTCAAAGATCAGACCGATGCATCCGAGAATGGTGTGTATGTTGTTGTCGCATCGGGTGCTGCATCACGTGCAACAGACTTTGATGAGCCTCAGGAAGTTACATCAGGTGTATTCTTCTTTGTTGAAGAAGGTGCGTCCGGTGATAACCGTGGTTTTGTTCTTACCTCAGATGGTGGTCAGCAATCGGTCGGTACCGATGATCTGAATTTTGTTCAATTCTCTGGTGCGGGTCAGATCACTGCCGGTGACGGACTCGACAAGACCGGTGATGTTCTATCAGTCAATACTGCGAACGGTATTGAAGTATCGAGTGACAATGTTCAGTTGGCGGCATCGGTCGCTGGCGACGGTCTTACATACAACTCCGGTGTACTCGATGTTAACGGCACAGCTGATCGTATCTCAGTCGCGGCCGATTCAATTGATATCGCATCGACATATGTTGGTCAGACATCAATCAATACTCTTGGCACTATTACGACCGGCACATGGAATGCTGACGTCATCAGTCCAGAGTACGGTGGTACCGGTGTCAACAATGGCACAAAGACCATTACTCTTGGCGGTAACCTTACCACCTCGGGCGCACATAATACAACTCTAACCACGACCGGTGCGACAAGCGTCACACTGCCGACCACGGGTACGCTTGCGACACTTGCGGGCACTGAAACACTTACCAATAAGACAATTAATAACTCGGATATTGGTTCAAGTAATCCTGGTACTGGTGCATTTACGACTCTTGAGGCCTCAGGAGAGGTTACATTTGAAAACACTACGGATGCGACATCAGTATCAACAGGTGCGCTTGTTGTCGGCGGTGGTGTAGGTATTGGTAAGAAACTCTATGTTGGCACAAATTTGATTGGTTCCGGTGCTGACACAAGTGATCTTGAAGGATTCAACATAGACGGTGGAACGTACTAGTATAAATAAATTAGAATGAACGCACGGCGATTTTTATCGCACTATCGTCCAAATTCTTTTTAGAATAAAGGTATCATGGCTACAAACAAAATACTGTTAAAGAAATCATCGGTTCCTGGCAAGATTCCTGCGACCGGCGATATCGACTTCGGTGAGTTGGCGCTTAACTTTAATGACGGCCGCCTTTATTTTAGAGATTCCAATGATCAGATTCAGTTCTTTGAAAAAATATTAGAAGGAACTGCATCCGACTTAAACGTTCTTCTATCAAATCTTGATTGCGGAGTAATTACTGATAATAACATTTCAAATGTTATTAATTTGGAAGATATTACTGGTACTATAACAGGAACATTTGATCTAGGATTTATTTTTGTATCAGGTGCTATTAGACCCGACCTTTTTATTCTTCCTTCATTTACTGTATCCACACTTCCGTCAGGACAAGAAGCTCAGGTCATATACGTATCGGACGACGCGGGAGGTCCTACTCTTGCATTTTTCGATGGATCAAATTGGAAGAGAACATCTGACAATCAGGTAATCGGTTCTTAAAGGAAATAATACATGGCGGTTCAACTACAGCTACGACGTGGCGACGAAACTGATAACAATGCCTTTACTGGCGCTGACGGTGAAGTCACAGTAGATACAACTAATCAAACACTAAGAGTGCACAATGGGTTAGTTACTGGTGGTGTATCGACACTTGTCACTGAGAGCGGTACGCAAACACTTGCCAATAAAACTCTTGATGATCCCTCGTTCTCCGGTCAGATTACTGGCGACCTTATTCCATCATCGGACATTACCTTTGATCTAGGCAGTCCAACAAATCGATGGAACGACTTGTATCTAAGTGGGAACACAATTGATATTGGTGGATCGACGATCTCTGTCGACGTGAACGGTAACTTTGAGTTTAAGAATTCAATCGGTGAAACCGCAACGGTAGATCTCGGTGCTAGTACAACCGATGATCTCTCAGAGGGCACAACGAATCTCTACTACCTTGATTCTCGAGTCGACGATCATCTGTCAGGTGGAACAGGTGTTACTTATTCGTCCGGTACGATTTCGATTGGGCAGTCAGTAGGTACGACCGACAACGTAACGTTTAACGATGTGACGGTCGATGGTGATCTTATCGTAAACGGATCGAGTACGACACTGAACACTACGACTCTCGATGTCGAGGATCTTAACATTACCGTTGCGAGTGGTGCGGTTGATTCTTCATCAGCTGACGGGGCCGGTCTTACAGTCGACGGTGCGAATGCAACGTTGACGTATTCAAATGTCGGTGATCGTTTTGTATTCAACAAGGATATCGAGGTTGCGACTCTGGTTGGACAGGTTTCCGATATCTCAAATCACGATACTGACGATCTTTCTGAAGGTACAACGAATCTCTACTATACTGATACACGTGTACGAAACGCAGTAAGTGCTACGACGGGACTTGACTACGACTCGGCCACCGGTGTGTTCAATCTTGCCGACACCACGGTAACCGCAGGTACGTTTGGTTCAGCATCAGAAGTGCCGGTCATTACCGTTGATGCACAGGGTCGTATCACGTCTGCTTCAACGACAAACGTCGCCGGTGTGTCAAGCTTCTCATATGATAGCGCGACTGGCGATCTTGACATTGGTACCTCGGACGGATCAACATTTACTGCTACCGTTGATCTTGGACCGTTTTCAACAGATGATCTTACTGAAGGGTCAAATCTTTATTACACTGATGCACGTGTCGACACACACTTAAGCGGCGGTTCTGGCATTGATTTTTCGAGCGGTACGATCAGCCACTCAGACACGTCGAGCGCAGGTAATGTTACTGCTTCTTCAAACACGTTCGTAGATTCTCTTACGTTTGACGAGTTCGGTCACGTCACAGCTGTATCAACCTCAACGGCCGCTCCGCCGAACGATGCGACGATTACTGTCTCCGCTGGTACTGGCTTAAACGGTGGTGGTAACTTTACGACTGATCAGTTAGGCAACGAAACGATTTCACTTGACGTCGACACAAGTACAATCGCTACTCGGTCGTATGTCGATACAGAGGTAGCAAATCTTGTTGACTCGTCTCCGTCGACGCTTGATACTCTCAATGAGCTTGCTGCTGCTCTTGGCGATGATCCGAATTTTGCTACGACCGTGGCAAATGATATCGGAGATAAAGCAGATAAGACTATCGACATTAATGCTGGTTCTGGTCTTACCGGCGGTGGCGATCTTTCATCAAATCGTACTATCAGTCACGCGGACACATCGAGTGTAAGTGATGTATCTGCATCATCCAATACGTTTGTTGACGCAATTACGTTTGATACCTTTGGACACGTTCAGACAGTATCAACATCGACTGCGGCTCCACCGAATGACGCAACGATTACGATTAATGCTGGAAATGATTTGTCGGGTGGCGGATCGTTTACCACTGACCAATCTGGTAATGAAACGATTACCATTGATCATGGTAATACATCTAATTTAAGCGGTACTTATGGAAGCACGTCCAACTCAACTAAGATCGATAATATTACAGTTGACGCAAACGGCCATGTTACAAGCATCACAACAGGCGCTACAGGAGATGTTACATCGGTTAGTGCTGGTTCCGGTCTTTCTGGCGGTGGATCGAGTGGGGGTGTAACTCTTAGCCACGCAGATACCTCGAGTCAAGGTTCGGTTAACGCATCCGGCAATACGTTTATTCAGAATGTTACACTCGACGGGTTTGGTCACGTTACCGGTCTTAATACAAATACACTGACAACATCTGATCTTGGTCTAGACTCCAATGATGGCGTTCAGCACGGATCACTTGGTATTGGAACATCTGCACCAGCATCAGGTGAGATCGTGGCGGCCGGGGATATTACATCTAACGCGTCCGACGATCGCCTGAAGAATCGCCTTGGTGATATCGATAATGCTCTTGGTAAAGTTGAGTCACTGAGTGGTTTCTACTTCGAGTTTAACGATACAGCTATCGATCTTGGTCTTCAAGAAGGTAAGAGGGTTGGTGTATCTGCTCAAGAGGTACAGAATGTTCTTCCAGAAGTGGTTAAGGATTCACCGGTCGATAGTGAGTACCTTACTGTTCAGTACGAAAAGATGGTACCACTCCTTATCGAGGCTATTAAAGAGCAGTCATCCACGATCGAAGAACTTAAAACACGTATAAATACTCTCGAAGAACAGGCGCATTCTCACTGAGAATCGATAAGGAATATTGAATGACGTCGATTACGACAAGAGAAACTGCCGGAGGTGGTGCAACCGTAAAGGGTGCACCACTTACCAATTCTGAGATAGATAGTAACTTTATCTCAATTACTACGAGTAAACTCGAAGCTTCTCAGAATCTTGGAGATCTTACTGACACCGACGTGGCCAAGACAAACCTTGACCTTGCGTCGATGGCTGCTCAAGAATCGACAAACGTCGATATCACTGGTGGTTCAATAACAAATACGACTATTAATAATGATATTAATGGTACTGCTACGAATGTATCGTCATCTCTAAGTGCGGGTGATGGGCTTAATGGCTCAAACTATGACGGATCATCCGGCGTCACGTTCTCCGTTGACTCTAGTGTAATTCGTAATTCTGGTGATCAAACCGTATCGGGATCATTTGAGGTGGACTCACTTGGCGTGAATACTGCCGCTCCTGTTTCTAACGGTGATATTCGGGCAACAGGCGACATTGTTTCCAACTTTTCGTCGGATATTCGCAATAAAGAAAATGTACAAAATATTGCCAACTCGTTAAATATAGTTACATCAATCGGCGGTAAAACGTTTGATTGGAGTGATGAATATATAAATAGAAAAGGTGGGGAAGACGAGTACTTTCTTCAGAAGCATGACTTTGGTGTCATTGCTCAAGACGTACAAGAAGTGTTTCCTCTAGCGGTGAAAGAGCGAGAGAACGGTGAGTTGGCTGTTGATTATGTTAAGTTATGCTCTCTAGCGTTTGCAGCAATTAAAGAGCTTAACGAAAAGGTTGATAGTTTAATTACACAACAAAGGAACTCATAGAAATGGCAACAGCACTTACAGCAGCGGGAATTCAGTTTCCCGATGATACGGTTACATCGACGAACCTTCTTCCGTCGGGTACTCGTCTGCTCTTTCATAACTCGTCAGCTCCTACAGGTTGGACAAAAGACACAACGATTAACGATTCTGCTCTTCGAGTTGTGAGCGGTACACCAGGCTCAGGAGGTTCGGCCGGGTTTGCTTCAGCTCTTGGATCACCTTCTGTGTCAGGTTCAGTATCTTTGAGCGGTGAGCCCGGAGCTGGTAATCTTGCAGTTAGTGTTTCTGGTAATGTTAACATTGGGAGCACAACAATAAGCACCGCCCAAATGCCTAGTCATTCCCATCCGATACCCGGGGGTAATTTCATTAGCAATGTAGGTAACACCGTGCGAAGTGAATTCGAGACCTCGGGCGATTTAGATACTTTAAGCACTGGTAGTTCTGGATCGCACAACCACAACTCTGGGCACAACTTATCTGGTTCTGTTTCTGGTACACCTAGTCTTGGAACTCTTTCAGGCGCGCTTTCATCCGCCTCTGCATCAATTAATGTTAAGTATCAAGATCTTATTCTAGCACAAAAGAATTAATAAATATATTATGTCGATTGAGATCAAGGACAACTGTCCTCTAAATAAGTTTAAACCATGTCAGAAGTTTGAGTGCGCGTGGTATACACAGATTCGTGGTACCGACCCGAACACTGGTAAGGAAGTTGATAACTACGGATGTGCAGTCGCGTGGTTACCAATGTTATTGATTGAAAACTCACAACAAAGTCGCCAGACAGGTGCCGCAGTTGAATCATTTAGAAATGAGATGGTTGATGCAAATCATGCATCTCAAAATCTTATGAAAGCCATAGCACAAGTACAGTCATCAGACGAACCAATTCAAAAGTACATAACCGAGGACAACAACAACAATGGCTGATAGAATCACTATCATCAATAACGATAACGGAACCGTAGATGTAAATCTAAACGGTGAAAACGTTGAGCAGATTCCTACAACAAATCTTGATTCTAACGTTCATGCAGTCCAATGGTACGGAGATCACGGTGAAGTTGAGTATTCCGATCACAACGAATACATCACTGACTTTTCAGAGTTTGATGTGATTCTTACGGATCGTCAAACGGAATTAGATCGAATTGCACAAGAAGCACTTGATAACGAACCGCCTGAAGAAGAAAAGGATCGCGCCGAAAGAGATAAACTTCTTGAAGTTACTGATTGGATTGTGATTAAGTATGCTGACATCGGCGAACCAATTCCACATGAATGGTCGGATTATCGTCAAGCGCTTCGTGATATTACGGAACAGGATGGATTCCCTGGTAACGTTGATTGGCCAGAGGAACCGACTACTACTCCATAAAAAGATCTGATATATTATGATAACATTTTCGATTGACGAGTCACTGTTAGGTGTATTCCCTGAGCCAAAGCGTTCAGGCAAATGCATACCGCAGTACTATAAAAATCTTTCTGTTCAGTCAAACAGTAATCCTCAAAGCGGAACGGCTAAACGTTGCGTTCCGTTCATGGAGGCAATTACTGCTGGTTATACTATACCTTTATGGTCAGATCTTTTTGTTGCTGCCAAGGACGGAGAGATAGAGCTTACCTTTCCAGATAATTTGCCCATGAATCAAAGCCTAGGTCATCATGGTTACCATCAACTCGAAGATCATCCGGCAAGTAATATGTCGTACGGCAAAGATCTTATAAAGTTTATCAACCCATGGATTATACAGACTCCTCCGGGTGTTTCATGCTTATTCACAACACCAATGAATCATTTTGAAACGCGATTCAAGTTGATTGACGGTATCGTGGATACTGATACATACTATAATCAGATTAACTTTCCGTTCGTTTGGACTGGCGGTGACGGTGAGTTTTTTGTTGGAAAAGGCACTCCATTGGTTCAGGTATTTCCTTTTGTTCGATACGACTTTAATAAGTATCAAGTAAAACCCATTGATCATAAAGCACAAAATAAAACAACATCGCTATTAGGCACTGTTTTAAAACATGGTTATCGCAAATACTTTTGGCATAAACGTAAAAAGTGATCTTTTAACAAATTATAAATAGTAGTATCAAATCCAGAGCAACGGTACTACTACGACATGATACCTAACTCAAGACTGTCTCTGATAGACTACTGCCTCCGTAATCTCGGCGCACCCGTTCTTGAAATAAACGTCGACGAAGATCAAATTGAAGACCGAGTCGATGAGGCCATTCAATTCTATCAGGAATACCATTCCGACGCCATCTATCGTGATTTTTTCAAACACGAACTAACACAACAAGACGTCGACAACGAGTTCATTGAGATTCCTGATTCCATTCTGACTGTCGTACGAGTCCTTCCGTTTACCTTCGAGAACTCGTCGGTAAATATGTTTGATGCTCGATACCAAATGTCGTTGAATGACATGTATAACCTTGGATTCTCCGGCAACCTTGCAAATTACGTACACGTCCAGAAGTACATCAATACTGTTGACATGATGATTAATGGTACGCCGCAGGTTGAGTTCGCACGTCATCAGAATCGTCTGTATCTAAATGTTGAGCTCGATCGTTATCTACAAGTCGGCGAGTATCTAGTTGTCGAAGCTTATCGTATCATCAATCCAGACGAAAGCACAAAGGTTTATAATGATCTTTTCTTAAAACGATACCTTACTGCATTACTGAAACGTCAATGGGGCGTCAATCTTAAAAAGTTTGAAGGTATGGAGCTGCCAGGTGGTGTTACTCTCAACGGTCAGCAGCTGTTTGACGAAGCCACAGAAGAGATAGGACAGATCGAAGAAGAGATGCAACTGAAATACGAATTTCCTATAGACTTTCATGTCGGATAGTAAGTGACATTGTAATGCCTACGAATGTTTTCTTTTCTCCTGCAGTTCGAACAGAACAAAACCTATACGAAGATATCATTATCGAGGGTCTTCGTATGTACGGGCAGGATGTTCTCTACTTACCGCGCTCAGAGGTAAGCGACGACGAGATACTTAACGAGGAGTACTCTCGATTTCGTGATGCATATGCAATCGAGATGTACATTGCAGACACTCAAGGATTTGAGGGAGAGGGTACTCTCTTATCTAAGTTTGGTCTAGAGATTCGAGACCAAGCAACATTTATTGTCGCACGACGAAGATTTCAGCAACTGGTCGAAGTAGATGTGAATTCACTTGAGGACGAGCGGCCTAGAGAGGGTGATTTAATCTATCTTCCTCTTGCAAATTCTTTGTTTGAGATTAAGTTTGTTGAACATGAGAAACCGTTCTACCGTCTAAGTGATCTTCCGATCTACGAACTGCGTTGTGAGCTATACGAATCGGGTTCCGAACAGCTCGATACCGGATACGGTAATGTTGATCAATTTGAGCGCGATCATGCGTCTCGTACAGTACTGTCGATTAGTGGTGGATCTGATGGATTTGAACTCGGAACAGAAGTCTTTCAATTCATACAAGAAGAATCATCTGATCAAGAACTTATCGTTGTACACGGTGAAGTTGCAGATTTTGTCGAGACACAAGAAGCAGACTCCGGTCAAGAACGCGAGGCCGATCTCTCGCTCGTCGGAGTGTCATCTACGGACGGTGAGTTGCGATCCTTTGATCCGTCACTCGGTAACATCTTTTTAGTTGATGACGAGATCGACACAGGATGGTCTGTGCTTAAAGTATACGATCTTAATGATGTCGAGGATAAGTATATCTCAGGCGATGCGGATGAGTTTGCAGACAACACCCAGTACGAGATCGATGCGGATCAGATTCTTGACTTCAGTCAAGAAAATCCATTCGGCGATCCAAGGTTAGAAGACTAGTCGTATGTTTGGCGATCATTTCTACAACGAACACACTCGTCGAGCCGTTTCGGTATTCGGAACATTGTTCAACAATCTGACCGTCGTAAAGCGTGACGGATCGGGTAATGCACTTCAACAGATCAAGGTGCCTTTGTCGTACGGACCTCGAGAAAAGTTTCTTGCTCGTATTCGACAGGAAGCAAACCTCGGTGATCCTCGATTGGCGATTAAACTACCTCGTATGTCGTTTCAGATCACCTCTCTTAGCTACGACGAATCGACTCGCCTTACTCGAGGCACCAAACTTAACGTGCCCGGAACATCTTTGACATCAAGAAGAACGATGTTCTATCCATCGACATATAATCTGTCGTTTGAACTTAGCATAATGTCGAAACACACCGACGATGCTCTACAGATTCTTGAACAGATACTTCCGTTCTTTCAACCGGAGTACAGCGTAACGGTTAACGAGGTAGAAAATAACTTTAAGTCGGATATGCCGTTTGTTCTGACCGGCGTTGAACTATCCGATGATTACGAGGGTGAGTTCGAATCTCGTCGCTCTCTGGTCTATACACTTACATTTGATACTCGTATTAAATACTACGGTCCACTGTCGGATTCTGGATCGGTGATTCGTTCAACGCAAACAAACATATCCGACGTCGACATGACTCCGTCCGGTCTTCCACTCGCGTCGCAAGAGGTAACAATCGCTCCAACGGACGCAAACGAAGACGATGATTTTACGGTCAATGTTTCTTTTGATTCACGAACACCCGAACAGATTGAACTGTTTTTTGATAATGTTTCAAATGGTCCGTTTATTGAATCGGAGTCGATTATAGGAACTACATCCGGAACCACTGCTGTGATATCCGAAGAAAGGTCCGATTCGATTCTCGTCTCTGTACCCGACGGTTTGTTTGAGGTTGGAGAAACCGTGACTGGTCAATCGTCGGGAGCAAACTTTGCAGTTACTGATATCAATTCGATATGGAATACACTGTCATGAGTAATGAAGAAAACGAGATTAATGACGACTATGATTATGCTCGCGCTCGATACTACAGTCTGACAGAAAAGGGAGACGAGGCGATCGATCTGATGCTCGACCTTGCACGTGAATCGGAGCATCCTCGCGCGTTTGAGGTTCTCTCGAATATGCTGAAGCAGAACGCAGAGATCGCGGATCGTCTAATGGATCTGCAAAAGAAAAAGAAAGAGGTTCGTTTAACCGACAACCCTCAGTTACCAAACTCTATGACTCAGAATAATGTCTATGTTGGTTCAACGACTGAACTACAAAGAATGCTTCATGACCGTATGAATCAACAAAAGAACGCCGATAACGGAATAATCGATCAAGAAGACAGCGACGACGACGATTATCATCATAGCGAGGACTAATGAGCGATCAGCGAATGCAGAATCAGTCGCCGATTTCTTACCTTGGAAACGCGAATATCAAAAGAGACGGTGTCGAGCAGGAGTGGGCTCAAGAAGAGATCAATGAGTACGCTAAGTGTCTCAAGGATCCGGTCTACTTTGCAGAGAACTATGTAAAAGTGATTTCTCTTGATGATGGATTAGTACCGTTTAAGTTGTATCCATATCAGAGGGAAATGGTGAATCACTTTAACGACAATCGATTCACCATCGTTCTGGCGTGTAGACAGTCGGGCAAATCGATTACATCCTGTGCGTATCTTTTGTGGTATGCAATATTCTATCCAGAAAAGACCGTCGCAATTCTTGCGAATAAGGGTGCGACCGCTAAGGAAATGCTCGGACGCATTACTCTGATGTTGGAGAATCTTCCATTCTTTCTTCAGCCCGGTTGTAAGGTTCTTAATAAGACATCAATCGAGTTTTCAAACAACTCAAAGATCATCTCATCATCCACATCATCGAGCTCGATTCGTGGTATGTCGGTGTCACTGCTGTTTCTCGATGAGTTCGCATTTGTTCAAAACGACTCCGAGTTCTACACCTCGACGTATCCAGTTATCTCATCCGGTAAAGATACAAAGATCGTGATCACATCGACGCCCAACGGAGTCGGTAACGTCTTTCACAAACTCTGGGAGGGTGCGGTTCAAAAGACGAATAACTTTTACCCCTTTACCGTCAACTGGTGGGATGTACCTGGTCGCGACGAGAAGTGGAAACAAGAGACGATCGCGAATACCTCCGAGCTGCAGTTCAAGCAGGAGTATGACGTAGACTTTATTGGATCGGGAAATACGCTGATCTCTGGTAACACACTCTTGAGTCTGCAGGCTGAGAATCCGATCTATGAACAGGACGGTGTGAAGGTATACGAGAGGCCGAACTCTGAGTCCAACTATATGATGTTCGTCGACGTTGCAAAGGGTCGTGGTCAAGACTACTCGACGTTCAATATTATTGATGTGTCGACCAAGCCGTTTCGACAGGTTGCGGTCTTTCGTGATAATATGATGTCGCCTCTTCTTTTTCCCGACGTCATTTACAAATACGCAAAGACCTACAACGAGGCGTATGTCGTAGTCGAGTCAAACGATGCGGGTCAAGTTGTCTGCAACGGACTGTACTACGAACTTGAATATGAGAACGTGTTTGCAGAGTCTGCAGTTAAGTCCGGATCGATCGGTGTAACGATGACGCGAAAGGTCAAGCGTATCGGCACGTCTACACTGAAGGATCTTATCGAACAAAGTCAGCTTATAGTTCGTGATGCGGATACAATTCTTGAGCTATCGACTTTTGTTGCAAAGGGATCATCTTTCGAAGCCTCGAACGGAAATCACGATGATCTGGTAATGAATCTGGTTCTATTCGGTTGGTTCACGAGTACACCACTGTTCGTTGACTATACCGATGTCGATGTAAAAAAGATGATGTACGAGGAACAGATGAAAATGATCGAAGATGATATGTTGCCTTTCGGTGAGATCGACAACGGCCTCGATAAAAATATAGAGATCGTCGATGGAGACGTCTGGACGCAGAGTGACGATACCAATTTTGGGACTTTTTTCTGAGAAATCACGTTATTTATAAATACTATCATGAAGATAGTCGTATTATGATATCACATATAAGTTTCAATGAATAAAGAGGAATAAGCACATGGCTTTTCAGGTCTCTCCAGGCGTAGAAGTCAAAGAGATCGATCTTACCAATGTTGTTCCAGCCGTTTCAACATCGATCGGTGCGATCGCAGGCGCCTTTGCCTGGGGTCCCGTCGAGCAGATTGTTCAGGTTGGATCAGAGAATCAGTTGGTAGAGCGTTTCTTTGAGCCGAACGATACAACTTTCAAATACTTTATGCCGGCCGCTCAGTTCTTGCAGTACTCGAACGATCTTCGTGTTGTTCGTACCGCGAACGCCGGTCAGTTCAATGCGGTCGCAACACCGGATTCAGACGGCAATTCCAGCACTCTTGTAAAGAACGAAGAGGACTTTGAGTCACAGATCTTTAGCGCCGGCGACGAGTATATCGCTAAGTATCCCGGCGAACTGGGTGATTCGATATCAGTATTTGTTGCTACAAACTCAAATGCGTTTGACACAACGACATTTGAACCTTATGCCGGTCTTTTTGACTTTGCTCCTTCAACCACTGAGTTTGGAGAATCACGCGGACTCGTAAACGATGAGCTTCACATCGTTGTAGTCGATGAAAAGGGTTTTATCACTGGTACCGAGGGT